GCGTGTAGCCAAGGCAAGGCCAAGCCTACAAGCCCCTACCCCCGGTGGACTCAAACAACTAGCCCTATGGACTGGGCTACTACCCGACCCCATCGAGACCTCTAACCCCAAGGCCGAGCAAGCGTGGCATAGCTACATAATCAAAGCCCGCCAATGGCTTGCCCGCAAGACCCCCGCCCAATGGACACCCGCACAGCGTACCCAGTTCCTTGAGGAAGCCCGCCCCATTGTCGAGGCTTACAAGGAGGCAGGGGGCGAGCTATGACAAAAGGCACATACGACTTACACGAGTTTTTACGCAAGTGCGTAATGCGACTTACAGAAGGCTGGTTGTTGCCCATCAACGATTTAGCTACAAGTTGTAAGTATGCGGTGTATCAACTAGTTAGGAGACTCCTAAACCGCCAATACCCTCCAAACAGGTTCCGAGGCGCGACTTTTTTGTGGGAGTTAACTTAAGAATCTTTTGGTTAACCACTTACAAAAAGAAATCTGCGTAACTTTTTTGAACTTATGAAATATCCCTCTTTAGTAACAAAGAAAATCAGCGAACTTTCGCCAGCAAAATACAATCCTAGAAAAATTACTTCCGAGGCTTTGGGTAGGCTCACAAAATCTTTGAGCGAACTTGGGAATCTTCAGCCGATAACTTGGAACGCCAAAACTGGGAACATAGTTGGAGGCCATCAAAGGCTAAAGTGCTATTTGGCACTTGGAAAAGATGAGGTCGATGTGTGGGCGGTGTGGTTGGATGAGACGCAAGAGAAGGCGGCCAACCTTGCCCTTAACAAGTTGAGTGGAGAATTTGATATGCCCCAACTCAAAGACATCCTAGAGGAACTAGATGCAGGGGAGATCGACATAGACATTACCGGGTTCAGCTTGGATGAGATTGGAAAGATGATGGAAGCAACCAATCCAGAAGGCGAAGAGGGTGGAGAGGGCGAGAAATGCTTGGCGTGTGGAAAGCCCTTGTGAGAAATGATAAGACAAACAGACCTAGCCTCAAAATGGAATGTCTCAAGGGCGGCCATTTCAAAGTTCGTAAAAGCAGGGATGCCACTTACAAGCGTGAGCGATGCAGAGCGTTGGAAGCTGGCGAATCAAAAGAGGGTGAGCAAGACCGAGATAAGTTCGATACCATATCAGACCTCCTCCGAGCCATCGAAGGGATTGGATGCAGAGTCATACAAATCGACAAGCTCGCTTGGCAGATTGAATCGAGCCAAGCAAGCCGAGGTAGTTGCTTACTCGTTGGTCGCTACGGCGGCCACAAACAAAAACCCAGTAGCTATGCGGTCAGCAGTTCAAGGATGGGGAGAAGCAAAAAAGCGAGTCGCAGAAGCCGAAATGGAACACGCTCGATTCGAGGAAGTAACCAGAGTGCTAGTGAGAATGGACGAGGTGCGAGAAGTATTTGGCAAGTGGTTGGGAGCAATTAGAAACCTAATGGACGCTATGCCTTCGAGCTTGGCCGCAAGAGCAAATCCTAGCGACCCAGAATGTGCTAAAAGGGCTATTCAAGAAGGCATCGATCAAATATTTGTGACCATTCAGAAAGCAGAAGGAGCATTCAAATGAACGAGTGCTTCATTGTTTTGCTGGTAGCAATCGCAATCCTTGGCATAGTGCTTCCATTCTTTGACCGATGAAACGCTCTCCACTTAAACGCAAGACTCCACTCAAACGAGGCGGGAAACTACGCCGAGTATCTGCAAAGAGAAAAGGCCAGAACGAAGTCTATAAAGATGTTCGAGAGGAGTTCCTAACAAACAACCCAGTCTGCCAAGTTTGCAAGTGCAAGATGGCGAGCCAAGTTCACCATAGGCGAGGAAGGTTTGGGGATAGGCTAAACGAGGTAGAGTTTTTCTTGGCGGTATGTTTCGAGTGCCATCATCAAATCCATATGAACCCCGCTTGGGCATATGCAAAAGATTATCTGGTTAAAAGATGAACAACAATACAGTCACAAAACATAAGTTTTATTATGGTGAAGAAACCTACACCATCTGTATCACGATTGACGATTGGTGGATTGAGGAGGTGGGGGATATGTCGGAACGGATGATGCGAGCCGGCGAGGAGTTTGCTATCGAACATAGAACAAATTAAATTTTGTATGAAAGTAAGAATTACTCATTTAGATGGCAAACTTCCAAATCTTGCCCTAATGAAGTTGTCTGCTTGGCATAAAAAACAAGGCGACCAAGTATATTTCAGTAAATCAATACAGAAAGAACTTTGGGAGGGAGATTATGATAGAGTGTATGGAAGTTCTATTTTTGCTTGGAGCAAGCCAGCAAGAGATTTGTTTCTGGCAAACTTCCCAAACGCAACCATTGGGGGAACTGGGTCGGGTAAAGTCCAGACCATAGAGGAAATTACTGGGACAGATTTTGATGAATACGATTATTCAATATATCCATCATTCAAGCAATCAATAGGCTTTAGCCAAAGAGGTTGCCGCCTAAAGTGCTCATTTTGTGTTGTGCCAACCAAAGAGGGGAGAATAAGAGACAATTCATCAATAAAGCAAATTTGGAGGGGCGAGCCGTACCCCAAGCAAATTATATTACTAGACAACGATTTTTTTGGGCAACCAAGCTGGAAGCAAAAGACAGAGGAGATTCTAGAAAACGATTTTGAGGTTTCATTCAACCAAGGGATAAATGTTCGCTTAATTCACAAAGAGGGAGCGAATGAATTGGCGAAGATAAAATATAGGGATGACCAGTTTAAGAGCAAAAGAATCTATACGGCTTGGGATAATAGAAAAGACGAAGCCATATTCTTGCGTGGGATAAATACGCTTATGGATGCTGGGATAAAGCCACAACATATTATGGTTTATTTTCTTTGTGGATATTGGCCGGGTGAGAAATTTGAGGACATTTATTACAGATTCGAGACAATGGATAAAATGGGATTATTGCCCTACCCAATGGTGTATAATAACGACAACCCAGAGCTAAAGAAATTCCAAAGGTGGGTGATCCGTAGATATTACAAGTTTATACCTTGGGATGACTATTCTAATGGTGGCGATTCATATTCTAAAAAGTACGAGAACCAACTCACCCTTGCGATATGAATCAGATTGATGAGGCCAAGAACTTCGCTCGCCTTTTGTTTGAGCCAAGGGAACAACTCTCAATCCCAGAATGGGCAGAGAAAAACCTAACCCTCTCGGCTAGGGTAACGAACATACCCGGTGCGTATTCGACAACGCTCACGCCCTATGTCCGTGAACCCCTAGAGGCTTTTGGCGATGATTCGATTCGGCGGGTCGTGTTGGTATGGGGGGCACAAACAAGCAAGACCACAACGATTCTGGCTGGCCTAGCCTATCGAATAGCGGAACGACCTTGCCCCGCATTGTGGGTAATGCCGAGCGAGCATTTAGCCAGATCATTCACAGAAACTAGGTGGTTGCCGATGATTGACGATTGCCCAGCACTAGCCAAAGAGAAACCAGAAAACACCGATAAAATAAAAATCCTAGAGCAACACTTTAAACGATGCTCGGTATGGTGGGCTGGCACAAGCCCCTCTGCTCTTTCAAGTCGCTCGATTGCCTTGCTCTGTATGGATGAGGTGGACAAGTTCCCAGAGCAAGCAGGGTCGGGGAGAGAGGCGAACCCAGTCCAGTTGGCAGAGGCACGAGTTAGCACATACCCAAATCATCTCATCATAGCGACCAGCACGCCGACAACTGCCGACTCAATAATCTGGAATGAATGGCAGAAGGGGGATATGCGATTTTTTTTCGTACCTTGCCCTCATTGTGGACACAAACAAAAGCTAGTCTGGGGGCAAGTTAAATGGGACAAGTCGGCCAAGATTGAAGATGGAGTTTATGATTTTAAGCTGGTGAAATCTTCGACCTACTATGAGTGCGAGGAGTGCAAGGGCAAGATTCAAGATGGCCAGAAAACCAAGATGCTCCGGGATGGGGAATGGAGGGCTACCAATCCCAAGGGTGAACCAGCCAGACGCTCATATCACCTCAATGGCCTATATGCTCCGTGGGTAACATTCGGAAGCTTGGCGGTCAAGTTCCTTCAAGATAAGCACAACGGAATCATTGGCCTACAAGACTTCGTGAACCGAGTTCTTGCAGAGCCTTGGATGGAACACGAAAGCGAGAAGGTGGAAATTGTGGCTGGCGATTATAAGATGGGCGAGGTTCGAGTTAATGAGAAGCTGATTATGGCTTGCGACATCCAAGAGGCGGGGGGCTTCCACGCTTGGTGCGTTGTTCGGGCTTGGGACATTGAGGGCAGATCACGGCTAGTATGGGCTGGAAGACTTGAGACTTGGGGAGACATCCAAGCAAAGGCAGAGGAGTTTGGAGTAGAATCGAAATGCGTTTTCTGCGACTCGGGCGATCAAACCAGAGATGTTTACTACAACTGTTGCAAGAATGGGTGGATAGCATTGGTGGGTTCAGATCGCACTAGCTTCTCAGAAATTGTGGGAGAGCAAAAACTACAACGCCCTTACGCTCGAATTGCCAACGGAGACCCATTCAGCGGTAAGGCGATTCAATCGAAGGTAGGGTGGAAGTGGAAGTTTTGCCCAGTTTGGCGGTGGTCAAACCCATCCATAAAAGACATCCTCTCCAATCTAATCAAAGAACCCGGCTACATAGCCTTGGATACCCCAGATGTTTGGCGAGTGCATATCGAGGCAGAGGTCAAGGTGCGGGTGAAAAACCCTATGACTGGAAGGGAAAGGCTTGTATGGAAGCAAGTTGGTAAGCACAATCATTTGATGGACTGTGAATGTATGAACATCGTTGGGGCGGCCTTGTATGGGCGGTTGAAAGTCTCCCCTGCAAGTTTGACAGAAAGTGAGTTTGATAATGGCGAAGGGTGATTTCATTGGGCTACCCCTTGCTACCCTAACTTCCCTGCGTGATAAATATATCACTTGCCTAGAAGCGATAGCGGTAGCGGGTTCAAGCTATTCGATAGCGGGACGCTCTTTTTCTAGGGCGAATCTTGGGGAAGTTCGTGACACGATTATGGAGCTAACCCTAGCTATTCAGCAAGCGACTGGCACTAGGGTTCGCACAACCTACGCAAACTTCGGCTCGTGAAAAAAGCCTCTCTCAATCTGATCGATAAGGCGATTGCCTTTGTAAATCCTCAAGGGGCAGTTGATAGGCTTGTTGCTCGTCAAAGGATTAAGAACTTCGAGTATGACGCAGTTAAGTATTCAAGGCAACGCAAAGGGCCGAGCCAGTTGTCGGGTGCGGAAGATTACCAGAGTAATTATGACCGAGTAGAGTTGATGAAAAGGGCGAGGGACTTGGCAGAGAATGTTGGCCTTGTTCGCTCCATCCTAATGAAGTTCGCCAGCCATACCGCCGCCAACATTTCCTACCAAGCCCGAACCGAGAACCCCGAAGTTAATACCGATGTAGAGATGTATTGGGCAGAGTGGTTCGATAAATGCGACATCACCACAAGGCATACCGGCTCAACGATGATGCAAGTGGCGATAATGTCGATGTTGCGAGATGGTGATTTTTTGTTTTGCCTCGTGCGTGATTCTGATGGCAATCTAAAAATACAAGGCATTGAGGGTGATAGACTTGGCGACCCATTTAAAGTCTATACTAGCTCCGAGTTAATTGGTGGAATCCATATCGATCAAAAGACTGGCTCGCCCACGGCTTACGACATTTACAGCCGAAGCATTGGCGATATGTACACCTACCAAGTAACGATTCCAGCAAGCCAAGCCTTCCACTTGTTCGACCCACTCCGCATTGACCAGTACCGAGGAATCTCGGCTTTCCATACCGCAATCAATGACGCAACGGATATTCACGAAATCGTAGGCTTCGAGAAGATGTCGGCCAAGGTTGCTTCTAGCCAGAGTGCAATCATAAAGAGGAACAACAACAATGCTTCTGATCTCTCCTCCCTCACAAACGACCAAGACATTAACGGAAGCCCAATCAAGCTCGAAGCGATTGAGTCTGGCAAAATCTCTTATCTAGAACCGGGTGAGGACATTGTGTTCCCAGATGGGCCGAGCCGTCCCTCTGGTGCGTTTGCCGAGTTCCACAAGATTCTACTCCGCAACATTTGCTTGGGTGTTGGCATCCCCTACAGCTTCGCCGTTGACCCTTCCGCTATGAGTGGGCCGACTGCCCGCCTTGAGATGCAACAAGCAGGGCGAACCTTCCGCAGATACCAGAAGCTCCTAGATGATAAAGTTCTCCGACCGATTAAGAACATCGTAATTGCTGATGGAGTTGCAAGAGGATTGATCGAGAAGAATGTTGGGAGCAGAACGACTAGGGGTATTTTCAATTTCGGGGCGAATGTCTCTATTGATTTGGGCAGAGAATCCG